AAGCTTCGCTCGCGAATACACGAAAGTGTTCCGTTTAAGAGCGTCGTTTTGCACCCTCTTCACTTTAGACTGACTATCTAAGTGGAGATACATTAATTGTCACTAAAACAAATAAAGTATCTCGCGCCCATCAGCGAATCCGAAAGGAGAAGTTGGGGGGTAAAGTCCAGAAAGGTATAACTGTAAGTACCGAATTTAAAAAACAAACTCAGATTACAGGTTTCATTTCCTGTCTTCAGGCTTTGTTAAGTCGTTATAGACTAACACTCTGTAAAGACTACTACAACCAGTATTTTCAACGAAAATTTAAGGATGTAGAATTGTCCCAGATGCCAAAGTTATTCAAGTTATCTCTTGCGACTCACTTTTCAAAAGTGATGAATCAAGAGTTACCTGAAGACCATAGTAAATCAATCGATCTTTTTCCTCAAGGAAAATTAAGGCGTTTGATTCATAAAGCGACTAGTACCAAATCAAAAAAGGTTAAATTTTACTGGGATCTCTTACAATGTAAGGATCTCGCTAGTAAGGTACCTAAAGAGATGATACAAGCTGCTTATGAGAAACATCAGAAAATTCTCTCCTCTGTGGGAGAATCTCCTGAAAACGTTCTTACTATGATCAGGGACTATTTTAGAGACTTTTGTGAGGTTGTTAAAAAGGAATTTAAAGAAATATCTCCACTTCCGCCTAAATCTGCTTACTTAAATAGTAAAAAGAGTGAAGGTGGTTGTTTGAATTATTTCAAAAATAAAAACCTTATAACATCTCACATTTTCGAAAGAAGATCTATATCTGATGATACTTGGAGAATTGATCCTGTAGTGATTCATATCACAGGTAAACCAAATGTTGGAAAATCATACCTTGTCGACCAAATCTGTAAAAAGATTTGTGGAAGATTTGGTTTGAATGATAAAACATCAGTTTATCAGCGATCAATTGCTACGGATCATTGGGATGGTTATCGGAATCAGTTAATTACTGTTATCGATGATGCCTTTTCAGATCAAGATGGAATTGAGGATCAGAAACAAATTATTCAAATTTGTTCAAATGTTCCTACAGTTCTACCTATGGCTGATTTAAAGGAGAAAGGTCGGATGTTTACATCTGATTTCCTCATCATAACCAGTAATTATCCCGAGAAATCTTTAGGATGGAAAAATACTTGTGTGAATAACACAGATGCGTTTTTACGCAGAATTTATCCAGCTTATAAGATCAATCGGTTTAATTCCGATAAGAAAACTTATTCAATTGAAGAGATCGTTCTTGAACAGGATGGTTTTAAAACAAAAGTCAAAAGAAATTTAGAATTAAATACTTTCGACTTTTTGTCTCAAATCGTTGACGATTCATTGAGCACTTTTAGAAAAAGAGCTCGTTATAATGACTTTGTCGTTCCTGTAACAAGAAATGGTCCATTCGAACCGAATTTAGGTTTTCGAATCCCAATTTCACCTCCAAATAGACTACCAGTAGTAAAGGCTCATGCTATCCCCGAAGCTTTAAAAGTTCGGATGATAACAAAAGCTGAAGAGGAATGTTGGGTATTAAAGCCCGTTCAAAAAGCAATGTGGAAAGCTTTACAGCATTTCAAATGTTTTGAATTGACCGGAACACCCAATATCGATCTTGAATTCATTAATTCCTGGAAAGGTAAGTACCTTCTCTCAGGAGATTATGAATCTGCTACTGATAATCTTCATCAAGATATAATGAATTTGGCAATACAAGAGTTGAAGAAAGTAATTCCTGAACCGTATAGTTCATGGATGGAATTTGAATCTCAACCACACTTGGTAGAGTATCCTGAACACACTGGTCTTGAAAATATAATTCAAACCAGGGGTCAACTCATGGGAAGCTTACTATCTTTTCCGATTCTATGTGTAGCAAATGCTGCATGCATTGGAATCATAAAGAAGCAAGACCTGTCTGAGTTACAGGCTCTCATCAATGGTGATGATATTCTATTCCGAGAATGTGGACGAAAAATTCAGTCATGGAAAAGACTTACAAAGTCGATTGGTTTAAAACCATCGATTGGTAAGAATTACTGTGCTGAGGATTTCGGTTCTATCAATTCTCAATTACTTTTCTTCAAAAATGGAAAAGCAGAACATCTGGCTACTGGCTGCTTTGGAGCAATAAGTAAAGTTAAAAACTTTCTTAGTAACTTTCAGTATGCATTGAAAATGGAGCCCGAAAGGGAATCTGATTTCAAACATACTGCAAAGAAGTTGCTCTCAAAGACACCAGAGTCACTCGATGTACCAGTATCACATGGTGGTATTGGTCTTGAATTTAGAAAATCTCGTTTTGATTTAAGAAATAAAGAAATTTATTTTTTTAAATTCTTAAACAAGAAATGTCATATAATTCAAGAAATCGATGATGATTTGCTTGTCCGATTGCCAACACTTCTACTCAAAAAATTTGGTAAAGTTTTGGATCCAAAATACATGAAGGAAATCCCCGATATTGAAATCGAGGAGGACCAAAGTGATCTGAATATCTTCCCATGGAAGAAATTCGATAGCTTTTGTAAATGGTACAAAACTATACCCAATTTGAGAAGTAGAATTGTTAATTCAAATCTTCAACAGGAAATACCGTTAAATCTAGTCAAAACACGTGTTGTTCGTCTAAATCGATCTTATCAATCCCTGATTAAGAATCTACATTTACATATATAAATTATATATGACAAGTTTAGCTCGATATTATTCATATGTTTAATATGTTAATATTTAGTTAACTTGAAATGTAAGATTAAAATCTTGGTTTGAATTTTGATTCAGAACGAGACGGTTTTGCCCAAAAGGCTTTTCCC